GGCGATGCCTGCTGCCAACTGGTCAGGTACGTACTCAATGTGAAGCTGGTTTGTTTCCGTCCGCCCGCCGGTATCCCCGGAAAGGTGCGGCTACCGGTCTTGTCCTGCCGGTTGGTAACTTCAAGTTGCTGTTTTATCGAAAGCTTTACCGCCGGTATCCGGTTGGCGGATGTGATTGCTCCTACAGATCCGTAAGAGCTCTCCAGCGCCGTATAAAGGCGGTTTGAGTTAGAGAGAATGTACGACATATTAGCTAATGCTTACTCCAATCTCGAATGTGATTTTTGCTGTCTGAATGAAATTCTTGCCGCCGTGCTTTACCGGCCCGAACGCCACCTGATATCCGCCGGCGTAATACGTGCCGCCGCCCCAATCGCCCAAACTTGCGCTTAACACGGCCATTAACGCGTCGGCGTAGGCCTCCAGGTCCGATTGAACGTTGTCTAACCGATCCTCGGAATGCCTTAGATCGATCGCCATTTGTAGAGTCCCCGAAAATGTCCGGAACTTTTCGATTTGGCTGTTGACTATCTTTTCGCAGTAAACATTCGCAGCCGGATACTGGACCGTGCCGCTTCGCTCGACCAGGTCGGAGGCGATGTTTCCGGATCTGATTTGCGCCGGGTCGAGCGGACCCGGGACGGACGGCGCGCCTTGTGTAAGGGTCGCCAGATTCGCGTTCACGCCGCCGGTTGGCGCAGTCATGCGCTGAATCACTTTGCCTGTAATAGCACTTCCAATTTGCGCCATCGGTTAGCCTCTTTGAATAACTCGCGGAAGTGGTTGTAAGTATGTTGGCTTTTGCCCATCGCCCGGCAGCGCTCCAATTAGGGTTAGGGTTGCCGGTTGTTCCCAGGTCTGACCCAACGACAAAAGGTCGCTGTTCTGGCGGAACATAGTCTCGGGCGCCGTGCCCGCGTACACATTCCACCCCGCCGCCGTCGACAACTCATTGACCGGCTCCACCAGAAAAGTGCTGGATGTCGTGCCGATGGTCGTCTCCGTTGCCGCCGCCCCTTCTTCACCGCCGGCGTTGACCCATGCCATGGTCAAATAGTACAGTCCGTCGGCTAAGGCTCCCGGAAACGTGATCGCCGTCGGCGCCGCTGCCCTTCGAACCGGTTGCGCCGCGATCCCAGCCCCGATTTCGATCAGTTTCTCGTATGCCCATTTCGCCAGCGCATGGAACTGGTCTCGTTTACTCGCATACCGGTCGTTGAGCTGACTGTAGTATGCGTCGCTGTAAACCAGCTCCAGCGAGCGCGCCGTGTGCCACAGCTTCAAAGGCGGCGTTACCACCACGCTATCCAATTTCGGCCGCGGATTCAGCCAGAATAGCTGGTCCACGCTGCCGAACCGGTTGAGCGCAGTCAACAGGTCCATCGCCAACTGGTCCTGTGCGATGGCAATTTTCTGCGTTACATCAATCCCCTCCACGCTGGCCACGGTGGGAAGTTGTGAGTCCTGCGCCGTCATGTCCTCGATGGAGGAAATGGGACCATCCGTGAAGAGAGCCATCGCCTTACGCCTTGTCCTTTTTGCCGCCGGCCAATTTCGCCAGTTCTGCGCTGGGCACGACGGTTACTTGCACCTTGGCGACTTCGGCCGCTTGATCCACCATCCGCTTGGCCTCCGCGCGATCTTCCCGAAAGGCTTTCTCTTCCGCGGCCGTCGCTAATCGCGCCGTGCCCTCGGTTATCATTTTCGCCGCGACGGCGCGCGTCACTTCGGCGCAACTTCCGGCCTTGCCGCCGTCATCGGTCTCGTTGCTGACAATCACCGGAAACACATCGGGAATCTTCGATTCCGTATCCCGAATCTTTTGGTAGTAGAGCTTCAGATCCATCCCGTTCTCCTTGATCTAACCTTCGCTGATCTAACTTTCACTAAGATGCGAGCAGGCCGCAAACGCCTGTCGGCCTGCCCCTCAACCTATTACCCGGCCAATTAGGTGTTGACTTGCACGCCCATTGCGTTCCGCAGGACTCCGGTGCCATACAACACATCAACCGTGAATTGCTGGGCCAGCGTATTCGGCTGGTAGCTCATCACTACACGCATTCCGAAATTGCCCAACTCGGCGTACTCCGCGATCGCGCCCGTACCCGGTAAGGGTTGCGGCAGACGGCGGATAACCAGAGCCATCGCGTTCTTCGTGAACGCCACATTGTGCGTGTTCACGGGACTGCTTCCAGTCTTGGCTACGAACTGCGAACGGAAGACGAAGAAGTCTTTCACCTTCCCGATAGTGCCGTCGATGATGGCGCGTAGACCGGCCTCGCCCGAGTTCTGGAATTCGCTGAAACGCGGAATCTGGCGCCATGCCGAATAAGTGGCGGCATCCACCACCATATACTTCTGTTCGAGCGCCGGTACCTTCGCCAGGAACAGCGCGGTTTCCGCGGCGTCCACGACTGCTTCCGTAATCGGCGTACCCGCGATGCCTACCGCACCATTAGCCGTGAAGCCGGCATACAGGTTCAGCAGGTCGCTCTCGATTCTCTGCGCGATCGCCGCCACTGCCGGCTGCATATAGATCCTCAGCAGGTCCGGGACGGCCAGCACTTTTGTCACATCCGGAATCTGGAATGTGGCTTCCACGTGCGTGTTCAATACGATCTGGGCATTTCCCAGACTCGGATTCTGCGGCTGCACTGAGCCGCCCTCGGCGATGTTATTCGCCACCATGGTAGGTGGAATCGGAATATTTACCGTATCGCCGGTGTTCGCCAGCACCGGTTCATAGTCTCGATTTACCAGGTTCCCCATAACGAGGTTCCCGATCAGCACCGGCAAAGCGTCCGCCGCCACCAGTTTTACAATCGCACTTGCGACGTTTGTTGAGGTTATAGCTCCCATTCATTTCTCCTTTTTGTTTTTGCCGGCCGCGTGGCCGGTACTTCCTTACAAACCCCGCAGGGTTTGCGACGCTACACGCACGATTTCTTCTCGCACCCGCTGCATCTCTTCCGCGCTCATTCCCGGTCTGATCCGGTCGAGCGTAATCGCCTCGCCACCCGAGGGCGGCGCCTTGAGGGTCGCTGTAATTCCGCTCCCCCCTGAAATTCTCGCCGGCAGAAACTCCGGATTCTCGCTCACGAACGAAGAGAGGTATTCTTTCATCGAAACTTCCCCGCTCTCCCCGCGAGCCACGAAGCGGCCGTCTTCCCCGCGCAGGACTCCGTCTTGCACGGCTTTGAATGCCAGGTCGACCTTCGCCACGCCCAGCCGCTGCAATTCGGCGCGTACCGCTGAACTGCGCTCCGCCTCATCCGCCAACTTGCGGCTGCGTTTGTTCTCTTCCACTACTTCATTCAGCCGCCGCTCCAGTTGCTCGCGCCGCTTGCGCTCTTCCTGTAACTCCACTTTGTAAGCGGGTTCGTTCTTGGATTGCTCGTTTGTGGCGTATTCTTGAATCGCCTGCTTCACAATCGCTTGTATGTCTAGTCCTTCCATATCCCTCCTGAGAGCTCACTTACACTGGCGCCGGACCGTGTATCCGGTCTATCTCCTCCGAGACCTGGTTCTTGATTTCCTGTCGTGCGTCGCTCAAGTATTTCAGCGCCAGATTCTTGAACACCTGTTTTACTAATGTGGGTGACCCGATTCCCAGATCCAGCAACTTCTTGGCGTCGTCCAACTCGCCGCTGAATTCGTCGATATCGAATTCGTCCATCCCCGTAACATCGATCGAAATGCCATCCTGCCGCGCCGCCGCGACGGCCCAAAGCACCTGCTTCATCGAGTCTTTGACGGTATCGCCATAAGATCGCAGCACCTCCTCGGTAGTACCGAAGTCCATTTGCTTGCTTAAGGCTGTTTGCTGCGAATTACTCGATGTCTCTCCAGCTTGAATAAGCAGGTAACATACCCGGTAGATTTCGTCCTTGAGCTTCACCAGGTTGTCGGCCGCGATTTGGTAGACCTTGCCTTCCGGCTCCGCCCATCCGAACCGGTCCTGCGGCCCAAGTTGGATATAGTAGGATTCCCCTATGACCTGATTCCATTCCCGGTCCGAGTAAACCACCGGCGTAGCGAACAGCCCCATTGTCAGAGCCCACGAAAGCGCGTTCGATTTATTGAAGTGCTCTAATTGCAGCAGCGCCGATTTGTTCAGGAGCCACAACCCGTCCGTCACTTTCATTTGAAAGACTGGGACGCGGTGCAGGCCGGCGAATCCATGCCGCCCTTCGTCGATCAGCTCGATCTCTTTCGATTCGCCGCGTTTCCGATAGATTTGAAAGTTCTCCCGGTCATAGTAGATCCAGCGCGTCTCGCGTTCCCACTTCTCATCCGTGACTTTCGACTGTTGAAGGCATGAAGTGCGAATTACCATCCATTCCAATCCGCCGACCTCATCGTAATTCCAGTTGATGACTTCGTCCGCGCCATAGCTCGTCAGATAGGCCCGCGACCGTCCCGAGGCATCCTCCTCCGCGCGAGTACTTGCGGGGCCATTGGCTCTTGGAAAGTCGGCCACGATATAGCTGGTTCCGCAAATTAGCGTCTCCACGAATCGCTGCCGGAAAAACTCACTCAAGCTCGTACCTCGGAGGTCGCAATTGTTCGAGAGATCGGCGTAGAAGGTCTTCGCCGCCGCCCCGCTTCCCTCAAAGGTTATGTTCGGAACCCGATGCATCAATGTAGCCGCGTACCAGTCCACGATCGAGCCGATATAGTTCTCGTAGAAAACCTTGCTTAGCCGCTCCGCGTAAATCTGGTTGGGCTCTTTGTGCCGGCGCGTCAGGTATTCCGAAGCCCGTTCGCGAAGCTGCTCGCCTCCCGAGTAAAGATCCCGATACCGCATCCACATCGTCTTGCGGGCTGCGTACTCGGGATGCTCACGGTTAATAGTCGTTGTCAAAACAGTCGCTCCTGGCGCTCCCCTATTCCGGGGAGCGGTCTGC